TCATTGGTTAACGAGTAGTCGTATTTAGTGCCAACTTCGGCAACTTCTAATTTTGTACCTGATTCGGTAACGTGCGTTTTGCCGTACTTGCTAACCTCGTTTAAAATGTAATCTTTGTAATTATCATTTTCTTTTATTTCTTTAATTAGAAAATCCATTTTAGCAAGATTTTCCGCAAGTTTAATAATGTTACCCGTTAGGCATACATTATCAACTACTTTGTTTGCTAAATACTGAATGTTTGCTTTACTGATTTGTTCGTTTATTTCTGGTAGCATAGCTTTCTCTTTTATAAAGTTTAAAAATTTCTAATTGAATTTCAGGATATACGTGTTTTAATATTTTGGCTTCGTCTTCGGTATAACATATTGCGTCGCGGTCATACTTTGAATTTCGTAACCTGAATGGATTGTTATACAGGTTTAAAATATTAATATATTCGCCGTTTATTTTTGCGTAGTATTTCATAGTTTAACCTCTTTATTTATATCTAAAAATATTGTTTCAATTTCTTTATTCAACTTATACTTTTCTTTAATTTTTGAAACTAATCCACCGCCTTTAACGTATTCAATAGCTTTTTCAAATTCTGGCGTTCCTTTGTTTAGCCATGCTTTGCCGTCATCTTTTACAGTCGTTACTTTTCCGCTCGCTTTGTTGCCATCGTCGTCGCTCATAATGTCGTCAATTTGCAGGTTTAAAATACTGCTAATACAGTAACGTCGTGCGTAAGTAATGCAACTGCCTTTGTCCTGTGGCGTATCTTTAACAGGTTTCATTGTGTAGGTTGCTTCAATCCATTGACCTGAAGTGTGCATTAATAAACAATACAAACTGTTTTCCTCAATAGGAAACATCGTTAAAGCCAATCCGCTTTCCGCTAATGGCTCTGTAATGGCTTCGATAATTTTAGGAAGCGATGCGTAGGTTGATTTAAAGAAAGGGTTTTTTGCGTCTTTTTTAATCCCTTCGCATTTCACGTGAAACAGAATTAATGCCTTTGCTAACTCGTTAATTTCGTTTGATTTCATTTTGTTTGGTTTTAAGATTTAATAAAATTAGTTGTTTGATGTTCCTTTATAATCTTGGATAAACGGTGTTCCTTTAGTATTAACTCTATTATAAAACTCCATTTTTCTTTTGTTTTCTTTATTCTCCGTTCGCGTTTGTTCGGTAAAAAAGATTGTTGCATAAAATAAAATTGTTAAAAGTGTGATTGATACAAAAAATACTACCATATAAATTGCGTTAAAATTGATTGTAAATTAGTTTCTATTTTATTTAATGATTTTTCAAAGTCAATACACGTGCAACTGATAAAATCGTATAAGTCCTCTTGTCTATATTCGTACTCCATTTCGTCCCAGTAGTTTTGAAATGTCAAAGTATAAGCGCGTGTTAATAATTGCCCTGTACTCATATCATTCGCCTCAAAATATAACCTATCGTGGCGGTCTAAATACGCTTTGAATTTATCAACAGGAATAACGATTGAGTTTTCTACGAAGTTGTTTTCATCAATTTGAACGATAATACTATCGTCCTTTAAAACGAAATCAATGATTTCAAATAGTGGCTTTTTTTTCATTTTGTTTTAGTTTAGTTAGTGAATAGTTTTGTAACATTTTAGAAGCGATTAATTTTCCGCCGAGCAAATTAATTTGATTCTCGGATAGGTAGATAATTAAAGGTTTCTTTTTTTGTTCTTCTGGGATTGGCTTGCGCCCTCTTTTTTGTAGCATAGTTTTAAAGTTGGTTAAAAATTGAATTGCCGAGTAAAGCGAGAATGATAATGATTGTAACTGTGATTGCGTCTTTTGTAGATTGTTTCATTTGTTTAGTTTTTATTTTCCTAAAATAATATCCGATGCAAATTTGTATAATATCGCAACTTTATTTGTATTCCATTCTTTTGCGGTAATTCCAACTTTTTTAGAAACTTCTAATGATGATTTTATAAATTCTGGATTAGTTGCAAGTTCTTCGATTTTGTTTAAGATAGTTTCTAAAGATTGCATTCCGTTTGAGAAATCTAATTTTGTTGCGATTGTGTTCATTTTGTTTAGTTTTTTAGTTATTTATTTTGTTTTGATAAATCAAAGATACAACTTTATTTCATTCTACCAAATAAAAATAAAATATTTTTTTATTTTTTTTATGTTGTTTTGGTAAAACTCAATGATGTATTGACTTTCAGTCAAAAAAAATTTTTATAAAAAAACCCCGAATATAGAAATATTCAGGGTTAAAACCTTTAAAAAGCCATAACGTAGAAACGTTTAGCCGTTATATTCACTAAACAAACAAAACTATTTTTTAAAATATAACTCCGCTTCAGCTATTCGCCTGCGTGTTAATCCTTTTAACTCCATTAATTGCCCACCTACTCGCGCCTTATTCCATTTCATAAACTCCGCTTTTATACTCGCATCGTTTGGGTTTACAACTATCTTTTTTTTGAGCGTTGATTTGGCAAACGCACCGATTCCTAAATTATAAATAAACGATAATAAAGAATCAATTTGATTCTGGTTTAATTTTAATCCGTGCAAAGAAAACGCTTTATTTCTTAACTCCCACATCAATAACTCATTCGCCTGTTGCTCGTTGATTGTATCGCCTAATTTTATCTTTAAACCTGTTGTGTACATAGTCGAGCCGTAGCCGATTGTAACTATTCCAGCAGGGCATAAATACGCCTTTGGTTTATAACCCTCAAATAGTTTTATTAAGTTGATACAATTTTGCGATGCTGTCATTTTTTAAGTTGTAATATGTTACCAATAATTGCACATAAAAAAGCTATTATAAACCACAATATCCAACGATTTTTTGCCGTTACTTTATTCTGCAATTTAGTATTCAATTCCTTTGATTCATTCAATTTTTTATTAACAATGATTAACTCTAATTCGCACGCTCTTATTTGTGCGCTATCTTTAATTGTTTTAATGATTGTGTTTGTTTTTCCAATACTTGCAATGTAAACAGGTTTATCAATTACTTGTGTATAGCTACTCGTAAGCCAAACAGTGTCTATAAAAGCCGAATCATAGTCGTATTCAGCGCAATTAATTTTTATAAAATTAGTATCAAAACTTGTAATAGTTTCAACTTTTGATATTACGCACGGGAACGTATCGCGACAAAAATTGGCTAATAACTCTGGGTGCTTTGCGTTCAATTTGTCAAGTTTTTTACTCGGGTTACACGACCAAATCGTTATCGTCGTCAGGGCTAATATCAAATATTTCATAATAAATAGAATTTATACATTCGCTAATTATGTTAATCGCTTGAAATTGTATGGTCTTAATTGTTTGCCTTTCGTCTTCGTCCATTAAACCAATATCCAAAAATTCACAAGCCCCAAGCGCATTGTAAGCCGACGCGATGTACTCGCCGTTTTTATCTTCGTATTCAATTTCAATTTCATTATCTAAAATTTCTTTTAACATAATTTGCCTTTTATGATTGAATAATTTTTTACCGTATAATCGCCGTCTTCAGCTATTTGTAAATGAGCGAAGCCGTGCATAGTGTTACCAACTAAAGGCGAATAGTCCGCTCGTAACTCACAAAGGCAACCCGTACTCCAGCAACTTATTATTTTGCCGTCTAAATCGGTTTCGGGGTGGTGGCTTGGTCTATGTAGGTGTCCAACAATTAACGACTGCTTTGCCCTTAAAAATGCGCCACGCGAAGGGTTTACAGGTGTGAACGCTCCTTTGAAAATATGGTGTCCGTGAGTTATAGATAATTTACCCGCCTTTACTAAAACTTTGTCATCTAAAATTTTAACGCCTACTGAATTTAATTGCAAACGTTCTTCTAAAAAAAAGTAATCGTCGTTCCATATCTCGCGCACTTTTGAATATAAAAACTTTTCCCAACGAATACAATGGTTACCTTTTAGCCAGTAGATAGACGCCTTTGGAAACGATTTGCGAAGTTGAACTAAAAACTCCCTTGTCGCGTCAAACTCCTGTTTAACACTTCTTTTCTTTGGGTCGCTTTCAAACTTGCTTATCTGGTGGTTGTCTATTAAATCGCCATTAATAAAAATGGTATTTACTTTTTCTTTTTTGCCATAATCAAAAGCCATTGTAACGGCTTCAATATTGTGGTAAGGGATGTGCAAATCGGAAATTAAAAGAATGTTATTGCACGATGTAGGCAAAATAAACGGCTCGCGTTTTTCCTCGTACGACTCGGGTAAATTGTAAGGGTTTTTGGCTCTGTTTTCAGTCATATAAAATTCTGTATTTTTTACATTTTTTTTAAACCTGTCGCCTTTTTTCCCCTCAATATATCTTAAAGTTCCTCTACAATCCTCAACGTCTTTAAACGTCAAATTGTTATCTGCATACATTATCCTTGCCAACTTTAATGTCGGAAAGTTTGGGTATTTTTTTCTAAACTCCCTTGCAATATTACTTTTGTTCAGTTGCAAGTAATTTGCCCGTTGAATTAGTAAACAAATTTTTCATAATGTACGCAAGTCCAGATGTTAGCGCAATAGTGCCAATAGCTTTCCAATCAAACGTTAAACTCCCCGCTTCAACAGTTTGATAAACAACAGTAATAACAGACGATAAAACCGCCATAATTAAACCTTTTAAAAAGTCGCTCGAATTTAAATTTAAAAATGTACTCATAATTTTACTTTTTTGATTTTTTATAAATAGAATATAAGCCACTTATTATGGCAATTAAAGACGCAATAAATGTTAATATAGGTTGAATATTTGACAAAGATATAATGGCACAAAATCCGCTAATAGCTGTCAATGGTGGGTTGTATTGATTCATAATTTAAATATTAGTTGGTACTCTATCAGTAATATATTTGCTTGTAATTTCATCACATATATAAGCAAAAGTTTCATTTTCTAATTCTATAAATTCTGCATATTGCTTTGTTATATCCGTATCATTTTGTCCAATATTTTCCCCTTTACAAATAATTGCGTCTATTGTTTTTAATTCTTCTAAAGTATTGTAAATATAGTACATTAATAAATTGAATAAAAGTTATTTAAATTAGTTTCCATTTGTGTGCGATTAGTTGTTTTATCCGAAGCGTAGCCAATTATTTCATAAAAATTTGCATTTGCATTCCCTTGTGTACCCGTATTTCCAACAGTTCCACCTCTACCTATAAAAAACAATGAAGTACTACTTGTGTATGTACTTGTTGCACTATTTGTATTACTTGAATTTATCCATAAACTATTCGTAGTAGATACTCTTGATAAAAAAGATATGTGTTTTGTTCTTTGTGTTATGATTATAGGTACACCAGCAGCACCAGTACCAAAAGATAAAAAACTATAAGTAGGATTTAACCAAGTATAATTATATCCAGTATTTCCATTTCTATTGCCAAAAAAAGCACTAATTGAAGTATTATGCGTACCTATTGCAGATATAAATGTAAATGGTGCGCCATTGAAAACAACGGATGATGTTGCTAAATATAAACTTGTTGCTGTATTAATACAAGCTATTCCGTCTTGTCTATTAATTACCCCTGATGTTATAATTTTTGGTTGTGTTACGGCTGTGGCTTGCGTTGCATTATTACCACTTCCGCTTTGGTCATACCAAGTAACAACAAAACCATTATTAGCACCTACAAAAGTTTTCATTGATGCAGTATCTAAATAATTATTTACAAAGCCTATGTCTTGTTCTGTATTATCGCTTGAGCGTCTTACCCTTATACAACTACCTGAATAATTTAATGTTAATTTTCTTAAAGAAACAGCCAATGTCGCAGATGGGTATAAATCCAAAAATAATTGAGTAGATAATGGTTTATAAAAAGGATGACAACGAACAATTTGCCCACTTGCTCCCAATGAAAATAATAATAAAATAATTAATAACTTCATCTTCTAATTTTATATCCAATTAATGTTAAAACAAAAAAAGTCGGCTTCGTTGTTAATGTTCCTGTTTGTACCCAAACCCAATTATTAGGCGGAATTTTTGTATTATCAAAAGAACTTACAGTTGTGCCACCATAAATATTTGTTGCCGTATTTCCCGCATTTACTAACCTTATAGCTCCCGCTGTAATTCCTAATGAATCATTATAATAAACCGTAGCATTAATAGAAGGCGATGTGCCTTGTAAACCTATTTGTAAAGACGTAACTAAAATCGTATCACTTCCAGTATTATAAAACGCGCCATATAAAGATGATGTAGAAAATGCAGAAGTATCTCCAGCCGTTCCGCTACCCGCCCCAAAAACAAACATAGGGATTGTATCTTTTTGGCGTGTGTAAGGTGATAACATAGAAGCCGTATCACTTGGCTTTATGTATTTATTCCCTATTGCATTTGTTACGCTCACGTCGTGCCACAATGAATCAATTCTACTAAATTGTAATAATACAGAATCTGCAGGAACTAAAGCTATTGAAACGTCGCTCAATTCATCTAATTGCCAACCGTTTTCAATCTTAATTTCAATAGAGCCGAGTGTTGGGTGCGCCCTCGTTACGCTACCAAGTTTGCAAATGTGATTTGGTGCTAATGGTTTAACGTTTGTTATTCCACCCACAACCGTTGGAGATAAATAAACTATATCGCCGTCCGTATATGTTGATGTAGGTAAATTTAAACCCGTAATATTTCCCGCCTGTACTACAATCCCTGTTGCATTGTTTAAAATATCAGCGTCTACCAAAGCAAACGTTTTATAAGAATGTGCTTCATTATTTGCCTGTGCTGGCAATATTGTTGGGTAATTACTTGAATGTCGTCCGTTAATATAAACTACACTACCCTTTGCAATCGTCGACCCGCTATTGTTATAAACCGTTGTAATTAATCTTGTTGCATTTGTTACCGTTGCGCTTGAACGTATTGTTATATCGGTTGTTGTTGTGCCTTTAATTACTCGTATAGTTGTATCATTTAACGAAGTAACTGAGCTAACAAATTTATTTGTTGTGTCTATTTTTCGCAAGTAAGGATTAAGCATTGTAGCCGTATCGCTAATATTTAATTTTAAATTTATCCTATTGCTTAAACTTGTCGTATCAGTAGCACCGCCACCGCCTGAAACTTCCGACCACGTCAAAGTTTTAGGATTATAAACATAAAATTTAGCATTGCAACTATCGTAAGCAATCGCTCCGTTTTTATTTGTCTTTACAACACTTTTTAAAGTAGGCACTCCGCAAACAGTTGGTATCTGTAAAGTAGAATCAAACGCCATACGATTAGCACGATAACCATATTGTGGCATTTCCTGATAAACTTGTGCGCTTACTTTTGCGCTTACAAACACTAATAAAAATAAAATTAATTTTCTCATATTGGGAAATCGCAGTTGTTAAAATCGCTTACTGTTGTTAAATTAAATGTTACCGTAACCCCACTCAAATAATCTTCAAACTTTTCACTTATCGCCGTCCAACTTATTGACGTATCAATACTAATTGTTTTATCTTGTCGCAATGCCATTACTATATCATTCGCCACGCTGTGCATATTACCTACAACTTCCGTTTCAAATTCGCCCTCAACCCCTGACTTATCAATAAACCAAAATTGTATTTGGTAAATTAATTCACGTCCTACGTTAAAATTTCCCGTGTCCATTACATACGAAGCAACGGGTAACAAAGGTTGACTAACCCACCCGAGCCACTCGACTGGACTTGCAAACCTCGTTTCTTTTATCATTGGGTGGCTTTGCAATAGCGCCTGTAATTTTGTTACTACTTGGTTGTATGTCATTTTTCTTTTTTACTTTGTCTATAAACTCTTGTTTATATCCTTTACTCATATTTTATCGGTATAAGAATGTAAATAATTCGCCAGCGATTGCAACGTCGCCCGTTGGCAATACAATTACGTTTCCATTGATTTGTATTTTCCCCGTGTCGCTTGTTGGTGCGGTTACAATTACTTTGCTTAATCCCGAACGTGTTGCTACTAAAACAATGCGCCCGTATAAATCATTAACGTTAAATGTAGCTTCGTTTCCAACGGCTGTATAATACGCAATCTGCGGTATAGAATAACTACTTGAGCCATTAACCCAACGCGGTGTATTAGGCACGTAATCGCGTCCTAAATAGATTGGCGAAGTGTAGGCTTTCGCCTCTGGGAAAATTACGTCCAATCCACTACCGTGATTTAAATATTCGTAATAAAGTGTGTAATTTTCCTGAAGATATTTTATTAAACGGGTTTTGTAAAACTCCGCCATTGATAAATATTTTTGCTCGATTAATTCCATATCGGAACGGCTTGGCGTGTTGCTTTCTTCTGCGGTCTTTTGTAAAAACCCTTTTGAAAATAATTGAAAGCCCATTATCATAGGAAGCAAAGACATAGTAAACCAAACAAGCGCGTCGGTAACATAAACGTCTAACAAAGTTTTTTCATCGTTTGTAAGATTATCAGCCACAACGCCGTCTTGTAAACGTTGATACAATTTACTGCCGAGCGCTGGTTGAATGTAAATATCCCCTGCGACTTTAATCATCGGGAAAATTTGTTTTCCGTCAATATTATTACTCGCACCCGTACGGCTTTTGAATAATTCTTCAGTAATAAATAAAATGTTTTTGCTCATTATTTTGCTACCATTAATTTTGATGACCAAATATGCCTACACGATTCTCTATGTTCGCCGTCGCTCATTGTGTACCAACCACCGCGACGCTCCCAAACTGAATAACCCAAACGCACCGATAATGTTTCTATATCTGCTCTACTCCACGATTTTCCAGCGTTTGACATTTCGCGCATTTTTAAACAAAATGGTCTGCTACTTGTCAAATCTCTATCGCTAAAACCTGAGCGCCAGTCGTACTTATAACGTATAAATAATTTAGTCGTTTTTGCTTCTCCACCTAATTCACTAACCGTCTTTAAAACTTTATATTTTGGAGTTGTGTTTACTTTTGATTCGCTAACAGCAACTATTTTTTTTTTAACAAAATCAGCAATAATTTCTTCAACTAAAGCCGTATCAATTTTTAAAGTTTTCCCAATTATCAAAGGCGTAATGTTTTTATCCTTTGTAATTAAATCTAAAACGCTCGCTTGTGTTTGCGTTAAATCTTCCTCAAAATTAATTCTATCATAACCAACCTCATTAAAATCGTAAGCCCCGCAATTCTCAAAATACTCAATCATTCGCTCATCTTCACTCATTGAAAATTTTTGTACTTCGTCGTCTGTTAAAGGGTTATCGTCTAAACCCAAAAAAACATTTACGTCTGCATCAGTAAAACCAAAACCATTTTTAAGCATCAAACCCGCTTGTTCTTTAGTTAGTTTTCCGTTCCCAAATTGGCGAACAATACGCATAACATTTTGGTATTGGCGACCGCTTAAATTCTTAATTGCATCGTTTGAAATTGGCAACTCAAGTTGAACGGGTTGCTCATTTATAGCCGTTTCGCCGTCAGATGTAACCGCTCCATTTTGTAACGGCTCGCGCCCCATTAATTCCCTAATTTCATTTTGCGTTAAATTCGCAACCATTATATTTTCCGTAAACTCAAACTTTAACGGCTCTAAAGGAATAATATTAAATTCCCCGACCTCGCCTTTTAAGTTTCTAAAATCCGTAAAAATATTATTAAATTCCTCTTGTCTTTCCTGAACGTATGTATTATTAAATATTTCGTAAGCGTCGCGTATTTCAGTTCGTCCGCCTAATTGCCCTTCGGTTTTTATACCAAATAAAGACGGCGAAGTAATTTGGTGCGAAGCAAATATTTCCTGTTGAATTAAATTATTGATGTTTGTAAAATCCTCTTTGGTTAGCATCGTCGTCCCTAAATTCTGGATATCCGCGCTATTCTCTTTTGACTTGTTAAACATTATTACAACACGCTTTCCGCTGTCGCCTGTAAATTTCCTTAATAAACCCTTTTCAACTTCGCCTTTATGTTCTTCGTTAATTGGGTCGCCATTGTTTAAATTGATAAGCGTACTACCTACAAACCCCTGTTTTGCATTGCCTAAAATATGTCGCGATACTTCGATATCCGATTCAATATAATTAAGCCCCTGAAAATAAGACGGCAAAGGATAAATTGAACTTGTAGGATTATACTCACGCTTGTAATAGATTTGACTGCCGTAAGGCTCATTAACATTAAACTGCGGATATTCACGCGGTTTTTCCTTCCAATCTAACCAATCATTTTTAATATAAAAGGAACTTAAATCTTTGCTAACCCTAACCTTTGAAAAATCAATATGGTAAACCTCGCTTATTTGCTTTGCACGATTCCAAATAATTTGCAAATAATAACCCCTAAATAATTCGTCATCTTTAACGCATTTTTTTAAAATGTCGTTCCAACTTTCGCCTCTACTATTTGCTTTGCCCTTATCCTCAAAACCACGACCGAAAATGTATGTTGATTTTCCTTTTACAATAGCGCCGTGCTTTGGCGATTCGTTATACAATGAAAGTAAATACTCTGGATAATTATTTACTTCGCCAAACTCTACATACCCTTTATTTTTCTTTTCAGTAAAAACAGGTTGCAAAGCGCGGTCAAATTTTAGCTCGATTACTTTATAATTATTATCCATTGTATGTTACAAATGTGTTTGATTGGTCGTTATATTCAGTTGGTGCAAATGCTGTTGTAGGATGTAAATACATATACCCATTCTCAACGTTATTTAAACCGCTTATATTGGTGTTTGAACTACTCGCTTGCTCATATACATTATAAGTCCAAAAACCTTCTTCTGCGCCATTAAAACGGCTATTAGTTACTAAAGAAAATTTATTGTATCGCAAAGTAGTTGATGTATTAGTTGCTACAAATTTAACAATATCCTGTGTAATTCTATTCGTAAATACAAATAAAAAATAAGGATTCGTTAAAACGCAATTTTGCGAAGCATTAAAAAAAACCGTCTGCGTTTGTCCTTTTGTTAAATGTATCATTTTTGTCAGGTTAAACCTTACGTTAAAGATATAAAAAAACCCACCGAAACGCTCGGTAACGGTGGGCTAAGTTTTCATAAGTTATTTATTAAGTACCTGGAGTTTCTAATGCAGATGCAACACCTGAAGAAACCACTAAAAAGTCGTCCGCTTCCTGTGATGAAAACGAAAGTTGGTAACCATTTCTATCGCCCAAAGCCGTACCACTTCCGCCTTCCGCAGTATCTAAAAACAAACCAAATCCAGCGCCATACATTCTATAAGTGCCGTCCATATCTTTCGTAACAATCGTTACTCTATTTTTTGCCAAAGTATTGATAATGTTTCTCGTTGTTGCACTACGTGAGTTTAAAGGGAACGAAACCATGTGTGTATAAAATATCGTTCCATTTTCAGACGATGCAGTAATGTTATTCGAAGCCATTGCCGTAGCCCTTGGCACTTCAAATTTATAAAACTTTTTCCCTGTATCTTTTGTCATCGCTGTAACCGTTCCAGACGCTTGAGTAATACGTGTAACTCCAGACGCATCGTAAAGCGCTGAATTTTCAATTAAATAAATTGCATCGATTCCACCGATACTATCTCGGCAATCAATCGCATATCCAGCTGTAATGTCGCAAGGCATAATTTTAAGTTTTAAAAAAAATGGTGGTGTTTATTTCACCACCATTTTTGTAAAGAATATTGTTATTAGATAGAAGATTTAAACTTAACACATTCGTTTGTAAATGCTACGTTTACACCGATTTTGAAAGCTACTTTTGTGCGAATCTCGTCGTTATCTTCGCTATACCAAACACGGTAGTTAGCTTCTTCGTTTTCTAAATCAACCGCCATAGCCATATTTGACAAACTGATTGCGTAAGCGTCGCCTGTTCCGTTCAAACCGTTTACTGGTACAACCTCGATATTTGTTGCTGGTAAAATAAATGCTTGTGCATTTACGTCTTGTGGATTGTAGCTAAACATATTTTTCTCTCTGTAAGCTAAAATCAACAAACGATACCAATCATATCCGCAGAATATTTTAACATCTCCTTTCGCCATAACTTCCGCAGGAATTGCTTTGTAAATACCTTCTGTTGAAGCAATTACGTTTGTTGCAGTTACTGTTGAAATTGGCGAGCCACTAACACCTGTAAAACCTGAAACGTTTGCATCAACTGGACTTCCTAAATCAAGCAATCTAATCAAACCGTCAAACTTGTTTAAGTTCGCACCGCCTGACCCTGTTACATCTCCCTGCCATATTGCAGTTTCGATTTGCGCAGCTATACGTGCGTTTTTCTTTGCTAAATACGCCTCTAAAAATTGAGCGTTACCGAAATCGGTATAAGTGCTACCCGCTTTTAACGCCTCTTGTGTAAAGTACGCTTCAAAGTTTTTAGGGCAAATTGTTTCACTTACTTGAATCTTTCCAACTGTTACAGTTCTTTGAGTAAATGATGTTGTTCCGCTTGGTGCGTAACCGCAACCGTCTGCCTGAAATACTGCGTCCGTGTCCATTAAAGGAATTTGCACCGCTGATTTTGCTTTAGGAATAACGATACCGCCATCCATAATTAATTGTTGTGTCTTTGCACCTATAACAGCGCTTGTTAATAACGGCTCAACAAGTTGCTTTGTATATAGTGATAATGTGCCTAATGATAATGCCATTTTATTTAATTTTTAATTTTTATGAAAATAATATTGAGTAATCCTTTGTCTTTTTTGTTTCTGTAAAATTGTTTTTAACTGCTAAATCTGGAGCGCCTGTTGGCGTTTCTGCAAGTGTTTTAGTTAGGTTAATTAACCCCTCAATCATTTGAGTTGCTTTTGTTAATTTGCTTTCGTATTCTGCAAACTTTGTTTCGTAATTCGCAAACTTACTTTCGTAAGTAGCAAACTTTTCGTTTGTTGCACTTTCTAAACTTGAAAATTTCGCGCCCATATCTTCAACCTTTGGCATAGTTGCCTCGATTTCTACTTCTTCAGTCATCGGCATAATTTCCATAATTGCGCCATTTTCTCCTAACACTATAACCGTTCCGTCGCTCAATTCGTGTTGCCCTACTGGAGCGGGTACGCCTTCAATCGTTACAATTCCGCCAATTTCAAGCGCTGTAACTTCTACTATTGTACCGTCTTTTAATGTTGCTTGCATCATTTTAACAGGCGTTTGCGTTGGTTGGTTTACCAATTCTGCAAACTGTTCTTTTAATTTTTGTAAAATTTCTGTTGCTTTCATAATATATTATAGATTTATTCTTCAATAATTGAATTTAAAAGTTCGCCAATCTTTTTTAAGGCGTTTTCTTCGGCGCTAATTGGTTGCTCATAGTCAAACAAACCCTCGACGCTAAATCCTTTGTAATCGCCTTTTTTTATGCTTTGCCACACCTTTTCATTCTCCACATAAAACGAGCCAAACCAACTTCCGTTTGCTACGCCTTCAAATCCCTTCATTGGCATTATACCTCTATCGCTATCTACAATCCAACTTTCAAACATCGTAACTCCTTTTACTTTTTGTTCGGGGTCGTGCATTAAATTAACGTGGTTATTAAAGTTTTTCTTTGCCCATTTAATTGCTATGCTTTTAATTGTTTCCGCTGAAAACTTAACGTAGTGTTCGCCAAACTTTTCGTTATTTCGGTAAATCAATTCGTCGGCTAACATCAACGCTCCCGATATTATACGTTTTTCCTCGTTAATAATTTGAAACGATAATTTTGTTTTGTCGATTTGTGCGAGTTTTCTTGAAGCCCATTCAACCCCAGCATCGCCACCCCAAGCCAACCACATTAAACGCCCGCATCCGTCCCCAAGTTCTTTTTGTGAGTTTTGTCGTTGGCGTTCAAAGGATGACATACGCGCAATAGTATCTCTACTAATCGGCTCGCCATTTGCTAATTGATTTGCTCTAATTTTACCAACAGGCGTTCCACATTCGCCCCATCCATTTTCTTCAGCCCATCTCAAAGCAATCTTTGCGTTTTCGCTTGCCTCTTTTGGATAGTCGGTATAAGATTCGAATTGCATAAATTTACTGCCTATCGTTCCGAGTTCTTTAATTACGTCGGCGTTATTATCATAATGCTTTTCAATACCTAAATCTTTTATCTTTTGTACTTTCGCTTTATTGCTGCCTGTGGCGTAAACTCTACTTTTTGGGATGCCTAAACTTTCGGCAACGCCTAACATCCCATCAACATCGTTTCGCGCTGATATAATGTAAACTATTTCGCCGTCTGCAATTAAACGCTTTGCAAGTTCTTTGCCTTTGTCTGTGCTTAACGTGTCGTCGTAATCAATCGAAATTTTAACGCCTGCAAAATGTTGCTCCCACAAACTGTTACAAATTGCAACAGCTTGTTCACTTTCTTTGCCTTCATCAATTACATACTTAATACAACGTTGTAAAAAGTCGCCTTCGTGTTCGCCTTTTGACGGCTCGATAAATTCATTTTTAAATGCAATAAAATCTTTTTTAATTGCGGGCGCATCTACTAAAGCAATGTAATCAACCATTGCCTCATCCTGTAAATTGTCGCTTATTTTTAATTCGTAAATTGGTAATGTCATAATTTTTAATTTATACGTGATGCTCTATTTAATCTATTTATTCTTTCTTGGTTTCCGCTAACATCGGA